ACCTTTTGTTGAGGTATATTTCCATGAAGTTCAAGTAGATGGAAAATGGTTAAAACTATACGACCCAAAACAAGAGGGTAAACGTAGTCCCCTAAATGAAGTTTATGAGAGTCTGATGCAAACTGGTGTGGAATCAGATAGAGAATTGGCTCGTCAATATCGTTCTCGTAAGTTTTATATTGTAAAAGTAATTGACAGAGACCACGAAAATGATGGTGTTAAATTTTGGAGATTTAAACACAATGCAAAGGGTGATGGTATTTTGGATAAAGTATTCCCAATTTTCCGTAACAAAGGTGATATTACTGACCCTGAAAAGGGACGTGATATGATTTTATCATTAACCTTAACTAAGGCGGGTACTGGTAAAGAGTATACCGTAATCAATTCAGTAATTCCTGAAGACCCAAGTCCATTACACACTGAACTTGCAACATCCAAATCTTGGATTGAAGATGAATTAACTTGGTCAGATGTATATTCTAAAAAAGGAGAGGATTATTTAGAAATGGTGGCAAAAGGTGAAGTACCACGTTGGGATTCTACCCAAAACAAATTCGTTTCAAGTAATAACATTACTGATGATGAAACAATAGCCGCACCTAAAAAATCAACACCTGTGGTTGACCCACAAGTTGATGATGAGGTTGATGAAGATTTACCGTTCTAATTAACTTATGATGTTCCCGACATCATTGTCGGGAACATCCTTTTAAAAACAAAAACATGGCAGGTATAAAAAAGACTGATTTTTCAGCAATTAAAAAAAAGTTTTCAAAAGAGGCAGAATATAAACCAGACCGTTTCTTTGATTTAGGTGACGCTTTTTTAGACGCTTGTGGTATACCAGGTCCTGCAATGGGACACATCAATATGTTATTAGGACATAGTGATACGGGTAAAACTACAGCATTAGTGAAAGCGGCTGTAGATGCACAAAAGAAAGGAGTCGTTCCTGTATTTGTCATCACGGAACAAAAATGGAGTTGGGACCACGCGGAGTTAATGGGATTTGATAAGAGTGGAGATTATCTTTTCAATAGCGATTTTGAGTATATTGAACAAATTACTGAGTACATTAATGAATTATTAGATGCACAAGAAAAAGGAGATTTACCTCACGATTTATTAATTCTTTGGGATTCGGTAGGTTCGGTTCCATGTAAAATGACTTACGATGGTAAAGGTGGTAAACAACACAATGCGTCGGTATTAGCTGACAAAATTGGAATGGGTATCAACCAACGTATATCAGGGTCAAGAAGGACAGATAAACCTTATACGAACACATTAATCATCGTTAACCAACCTTGGGTAGAATTACCTGACAATCCTTTTGGACAACCGAAGATTAAAGCAAAAGGTGGAGAAGCGATTTGGTTAAACTCAAGTGTCGTATTTTTATTTGGTAATCAAAAAGGAGCGGGTACAACTAAAATCTCAATCACTAAAGATAAGAGAAAAGTTAAAATTGCAACAAGAACAAAAATCTCAATTATGAAAAACCACATTAATGGTTTAGGATATGAAGATGGACGTATCTTGGTTACATCACACGGATTTATGGCTGGACGAGAGGAAGGTGAAGAAAAGAAATCTCTTGAAGAGTACAAAAAAGAAAGTGGTGATTACATCAGTAAGATGTTAGGTGTTAGTGTTACAGACATCACAGACGTGGAAGTTGTAACTGAAGAGGAATAATAAGAAATAAAATTTTAATGTCTGTTTTATTAGTTGATGGTGATAATTTACTTACGATTGGTTTCTATGGTGTTAAGAATTACTTCTACAAAGGTAGACATTTTGGAGCAATTTATCATTTTATTAATACTCTTAGGAGAACGTTTGAAATTTACAAGTTAGATAAAATTGTTGTTTTTTGGGATGGAGAAGATGCTCATCTCTCGAGAAAAAAAATCTACGCTTTTTACAAAGAAAACAGAAGAGAAAGAACTCGAACAGAAGAAGAGTTCCAATCTTACATACATCAGAGAAATCGAGTTAAACAATACTTAGAAGAACTTTTTGTAAGACAGGGTGAATATCAGTTCTGTGAGACAGATGACTGTATAGCTTATTATACTCAAAACTCACCCAATGAGAATAAAATAATTTATTCATCCGATGGTGATTTAACACAACTAATTTCAGATAACACATACTTATATAACCCTTCTCACCATAAATTATATAAACGGAACGATACAATTATTTACGACCACGAGGAAATTCTAATTGATAATGTAAAGTTGGTCAAAATGATGTGTGGTGATTCATCAGATAATATAGCCGGCATAAGAGGAATGGGAATTAAAAGATTTTTATCAATTTTCCCTGAACTAAGAACAGAATCACTTTCTGTTCAACAAATTAAAGACAAGTGTAACTTACTCTTTGAACAAGATAAGAATAATAAACTTGTGTCCAATTTATTAACTGGTGTAACCAAACACGGTGTTTTAGGGGAAGAATTTTTTGATGTGAATAATCGTATTGTTAGTTTGGATAATCCTTATTTGACAGAAGATGCGGTACAAAATATAAATTCATTAATAAATGACGAATTAGACCCCGAAGGTCGTTCATATAAAAATACTATGAAAATGATGATGGAGGATGGATTATTCAGCGTTTTACCAAAATCAGACGACGCGTGGATAAATTTTTTAAACCCGTTTCTCCGTTTAACAAGAAAAGAAAAAAATAAAAAATTAATCAAAATTAAAAACTATGAATAATCAGCAAGAAATCACCAAATTTGAATTTTTATTATCATTAGAAGGACACATTATTTGTCAAAGATTTTTTAATGTTAAGGACCATGTTGAACAATCAAAACGTTCAATGGACTTACATTACTATGTAAAAAATATTTGTGAAGAAATTTCGGAAGATTTGAAAATAAAAAGTTCTAATTATCTGTGTGAAAATCAAAATTTTATTTTGAATTCTGAAGTTGTGGAAGATTCAAAAGTTGCCGAAAAAGAAGAATTTTTGTTAGAAATCAAGCTAGGTGATGAAGTATTTATTTCAAGAATATTTTCAGCTTACTACTACCACCCTAAGGTAAGGTACACTGTAGATATTCGACCAAAACTTAAGAATATTTTGTCAGATTTGACTGACATTTTATCATCTGAAGAATTGGAAACTAGCTATTTGCAATACGAACTTTAAAACATTTATTTATATATATATAACTTATTATGGAAGAAAAAAATTTTGGCAAATTAGGATTTTCATTTCAACAAGCGTTGATTAAAGCAATTATTGAAGACAAAAAGTATGGTGAAACAATTGTTGATGTGTTAGAGAGTAAGTATTTTGATAATAGTGCTTTTAAGTACATTATGGAAAATATTAAGGAGTTATATAAACTATATAATAAAATACCAAACTACGATACTATCCAACAAAAAATTATGGCCGAAGGTGGAAATAGTACAACTTCAATTTCACATGTTGATACTATCAAAACATTATCAGAGTTACCTATGGATTATGAATATGTTAAAGACACGGCTCTTAATTTTTGTAAACAACAAAACTTAAAAAGAGAGTTAAAATCTGTTCAAACCATTATTGATAACGGAAATTTCGAAGAATATAACAAAATTGAACAAATTATACAAAAAGCACTACAAGTCGGTATACAGTCTGAAGAAGGTACCGATGTTTTTCATGATATGGAAAGTGCTTTGGAAAAAGATAATAGACGCCCAATACCACTGGGTATTGTAGGTGTTGACAATTTATTAGAAGGTGGTCTCGGAAGAGGTGAATTAGGTGTTGTTTTAGCACCAACTGGTACAGGTAAAACAACATTATTAACAAAGTTTGCAAATACGGCCTATAATTTAGATTATAATGTTTTACAAATTTTCTTTGAGGATAATCCAGGTAACATAAAAAGAAAACATTACACCATTTGGTCAGAAATATCACCAAAAGACCAACCTGAACATAAAGAAGAGGTGATGAAAAAAGTAGAAGAAGCCCAAAAACGTTCTAAAGGTAGTATTAGGTTATTAAAGTTACCGAGTGATAGTATTACAATTTCAGAAATTAAATCTAAAATGAGAAAAATGATTTCTGATGGATTTAAAATTGATTTATTAATTATCGATTATGTTGATTGTATTACACCTGAGAGGTCTACTTATGGTGAAGAATGGAAAGGTGAAGGAAGTATTATGAGGAGTTTAGAGGCTATGACTGGTGAGTTTGATATTGCAATTT